GCTCGTCCACTTAAAAATTAAGTAGTCGTTCGCATCTACGTTCAACACAACGTCGACCAGTGCTGCCTGCTCGCCGTCTACTGTCGCGGCTGTAATCTTGCCGCTTCCGGCAGACACACCATCGCCACCGGTCAGCTCTATTCCATTGGGGAATCCCTTGACGGTTCCGATGCCCGACATGTTCGCGGCAGTCCCGCACTCGGTCGTGCCTGTTGTAACGCTTTCGCTGTCGCTGTAGGTCTTCGTTTCGCCGGCCAGACCCAATACCATATGCCCCGTGGAATCGTCCCACTGCAGGGTGCCTGCCGGCATGAATGATACATTACCGCGCGTTAGGTGACAGTCGCCGCAGATCGTGCCAGTGCAATCATTCGGGGCTTTCGGCAACGTGACAATGCCAGTGCCGCTAGACCCTTCACCTAGTGGCCTGTAGATTGTCAGCCGAATCCAAGCCTTGGAGCCTAGCCCCTGCTCAATTGAAACCACGCCATCTACCTGCCAGTTGCGGCCAGCCCATGTGACAGTGACCGTGCCGAGCCACGCGCAAGTTCCCGGCGTAAGGGTAAAGGTGTACGCCCCGTCGACAACAGAAACAGTCGCGGGGTTCGATGGCACCGTCCAGCTCACGCCTGAAAAGTCGATACTGAAAGCGTCGGGCGCTCCGTTCGCGCAAGCACTAAGCACGTCGGTGCAGTTCGACGGGACGTAGTTCGTCGTGCCCGTCCCGTAGTCATCGCCGCAAACGACGCATGCGTCATAGCCGCCCGCATGTGGACACCCACCGCATGGTTGATTCGCTTTAGTGCTCATGGGCAGCGGATCCGCCAAAGCTGTTCATAGTAGGACCACGCAACGTAGACTTCATTCGACGACTCTATATTTTCGCCTTCGCCCCAGTCGTACCAACCAGTGACAATCACACGGTCGCCGCTACCGTCAACGGCAGGTGTGCCGCCCGTATACAGCTCTAGGTCGCCACTGTCGCCACGCGGAATAGTGCCGGTTGCTTTCGCTTGGTACACCTGCGGAAATGGCAAGCACTGCCACGTGCCGTCTGTAGACTCTGCCGCGTACTTCGAGACATAAAAAAGCGTTCCATCAAGCACAACACCGCAACTGCTGTTGTGCACTGTCATTGACGTTGTGCTTTCGGTTTCGCTGCCGACACTTCCCGTCGCCGCAAGCACGCTACCGCTGCCGCCGTTAGGAATGATCCCGTCAGCAAAAACAAGCTTAGGCAACGTTCCGCCGGCAGGCGTGGCAGCAGCGCCACCGCGCCTAGTCCACCGCGTGCCCGATCGGTGTTGCTCGGTGAAGTGCACGCTACTACGGATTCGGCGTTGCGTATCTTTCGGAAGGAATGTCATTAGCCACCGATCCCCAGCCCTGTATCACCAGTTCCTGCGTAGACGGCTTCAGCTCGCAAGCGGTACTTCATCAGGTACGCCGGCGTCCCCGACGGTGCCTGCACTCCAGCACTCGTTAGCGGTGCAGGTGCGCTTACTGGGTCTGCATTTTCGCCTTCACGACAAGGCTTTATTGGCGGCGTCAGCAGCCCGTCGTACTGCACTAGCCCGCGCGACTCAATGTTCGCGTACCATTCGTCGTCAGATAGGGCCACGCGAACGTCGCCTGCGTAGTATTCATAGTCAATGCCGTCATTCGTCTCGTACTGCTTGTCGCCGATTTCGACGCCAAGGAACTTAGCCTTGTGTTTTGAGTAGCCGAAGAACTCGTCAGAGTTGACAGTGCCGTAGAACGTGCGGTGGTAAGCAAGCACTTCGTCTAAAGTCGAGAAGTTCTTGCTGGCTTTGACCACAACAATTTTGCGGTCGTCAAAGACCGTTTCGTCTAGCGGCTGGCCGGCAGTGTTGTACAGCACTGCCTTTGTGTCGGCTGCTCTCGTCCAGTACGCACCACCAGGCCCCCAAGCGTCTACGTTCCAAGCTTCGGTTACGGCCTGTGTGTCATCCCAAAATTCAAGCGTAACCTTGCTGTCTCGGTTGATAGGGTTCGGCTCGTAGTCCGCCGGGCCTTCGCCGCCAGGCGAGTCCTTACTGGAATCGTCGGGCGGTAGGTACGTTACGTCTATGTACCACGTCGTCGGATGGCCAATAGGGTCGGGCTGCGTCGGGACGAACTGCCGCGCGTATGCGCCGTTATCAGCTTCCTGACGCAAACTGTAAGCTGCCCACTTCTGCGGAACAGGTGTTCCAGCCGAGACAGATTGCCCGGCCACAAGAGCGGATAAGGGCCCATCATCTGCGCTGTCGGTGGTGACCACGAAGCGCGCCGTGTACGTGTGCTTGTGGCCGTCAACGGAAAGGTCTACGGAATGTAGTTCGCTGGTTGCCATCAGTCTAAACTGAACCTATCGCCTTTCGCTGTGTGTAGTATGCGTTCTAAAACTTCGCGAGACTTCTTTAGCTCTGTCGCTTGCTCGTATTGAGATTTCGCAACTTTCTTCTGTTCAGTCTTAGTCAGGGCGGGCTGCAAGTAGTTAGGCAGTGGGGCTGCAGCCTGCCGCCGGGGCATGCTCGCAGGGCTGGATTTTGGCGAGACAGACTGACGCCCACCCATGCCTTCTGGAAATCTACGCCTCCTATCTTCTGTCACCGCAGATGCGGCTCGGACATTCTCGAGTATATCGCGCGGTCCGCTGCTTAAAACAGTACCTGCGTAGTTTCCGGCAACTGATCCAGCCCTTCCCAGCCCCGAAGCTAACCATTGTGCCCCCTTCAAAACTTCTAGGACCGCTGGCCCAACGGTAATGGTAATCTCCTGCGCCTGCGCCGAGATCAGCTGGCGCATCCGAAGAAGCTCGTCGTTCATTGCCGCGATACGGTCAAAGTCTTGCTCGGACATAACGCCGCCGAACTCCCGAAGCTCTGCAGACATTTTATTCACGCCATCTGCGCCCCGCTCAAACATGTTAACTAAGCCCACCCCTTCAGAATCAAACAGGGTGAACATAGCCTTAATCTTCTCGTTCTGCGATCCGAGAGTTGTCATAGCGTCGGCGATGGCAAGCAGTTGCTTGTCAGCCGACATCCCGTTAAGCCGCTCAACAGAAAGCCCTAACTGCTCTATCGTGTCGGCAACCTTCCCGCCAGACTTCGCTGCTTCGGCTATACGGCGCGTGGCTCGCTGCATGCCGATTGATAGAGCGCGGAAGTTGCTTCCGCTAAGCTCCGCTGCGTGCGAAAGCTCTCGCAGCCGCTGGCCAGATATGCCCAACCTATCGGCGCGTTTGCCGATCAAGTCCAGGGCTTCTATTGTGCTCGTGAATCCGCCAATAAGCGATCGGGTGCCCAGTGCTGCGAGAGCGCCTGCGAATAGTTTCGTTGTCGTCGTCGCGCCGGTCATTGCGCTGCGCAAGCCTTCGACTCTGCGCTGTGCCTTCGTTTGGACGTCGTCGCCGAATTTCCTTACGCTACGGCCTGCGCTTTTTAAGCCCGCCGTAAACTTACTAGCGTTAGCGACGACATTAACCGAGATTGTCTGAAGAACGGCCAATCTTTGCTCCCAAAACTCTAGCGTGTTGGTTTAGTTTTCGGGCTAAGTCGCTTTCCTTTTTCTTTCTGGCTTTCCTTTTTTGTGAGCCAGAAAGAAAGTCAGTAGGCATCGCAGCTGGAAGGTCATCCTTAACGCCGAAAACAGAAAGCACTTGTCGCGTTGCGTTCACGAGAAACGCCTTTAGCGCTGCCGCCTGATAGTTACTGTCCCACGGCTCCAGTGAATAGAACGCCTGCCATTCCGCCAGCAACTCTGGGCTCATGCAGTCGGCCAAAATGTTTGGGTCGGGGCAGCCCAAAGCTAGACATAGGCGGAATAACATCCGCCGCCTTGGGCTGCGCTTTAGTTTCCCAGTAGCGCCGCTTGGTCTGCTTCAGTAAGCCCTACGTGTTTCATGGCGGCTTCGTAGATGCCGTCCACTATGCAGCTGTCGACTTCGCGCAGCTTCTCGATGTCGCCATCAGCGAACAGCTTCGCGCCATGCTCGTCGACCACGGTTGATATTACCCAGTACAGCTTCACGTCTGATATCTTGTCTGGGTCCAGCCTTCCGCGCTTGTCCAGAAAGCGACGCTCTAATGCTGTCCGCTCAGACTCTGTTAGGCTCTGTAGCCTGACCGTGCCGAAGCCCGGCAAGGCCAACTCTTCGTGTCTTCGGGCAGTCCGCTCGAAGAATAAATCACGCGTCGCTGCCAGCATATGTATTGACCGCCTTTGACTTCACGGCCCGCGCCCGAAGCTTTCGCTTGCGAACGCCGGGGAATAAAAACATGCGCTCAGGAAAAGGGCCCTGGTCAACCGCATCCAGAAACCGCGCGATGTCGCCAAGCTCAGAGTCTGCCACGTCATGCGTGAGCATGCCGACATTAGCGCCGGGTGTGCTGTCGACCAACCCGACAACTTCGCCGTCGATCAAGACTTGGCTTCGCTTTCCTGCTAGGATTTCAACAAGTGTAATCATACAGCACTACACCTGGGCAGTAAACGCGATGTCTGTACCGTCGAACGAGAACGTAACCTGAGCTGTTGCGTACCCGTCAGCGGAAAGCTCGGGCGTGGAAAAGCCGGTTATGAACCCCGTGCCTGCCAGCGTTGCGCCTGAACTCGGTCCTACATCAACTGTTATCGGGAAAGTTAAAGTTATAGTTGCCGGGGAAGCGGTCCAGAGTGTACCGTCGTCGATGTCGCTAGCCAGTACGGCGCTTCCCGCATCCCATTCTACAGTGCAAGTGATCTCATCGTGATCGACGATTTCGCCGCGTGCGTACTGCCTAAACGGACCGTCCGCAAGGCTCGTAATGTCGAGACGTTCGGCTGTCATATTACATGCGCTAACGTCAATCAGCGTAACAGCCAATCCAGACGGCAAGGCCGAAAGCGTTGCGCCGATACCTTTCCTTGAAGCCATTATGTGGGCCCTTCCGAAACTGCGGTTTCAAAAAATTCAACCAAAAAGTCTAAGCTGTACCGGTGGAGCCAGTACGGGCTGGCGTCATCTGGCGGGTCTGGGACGTGCCCTTCACGCTCAGTTGTTACCGCGCCTATGCCGGTTCCGTTCCAGGATCCGTTGTAGTGGCTTATGCATTGTCTGAGTGCGTCGCCTAAGTCTGCGGTCAGCGTCGCTGCGTTGTCCCGCCTGCCGAGTATATCCACCTGCACCAGGGCAGTTGCGGTCGGCAGGTCGCGCGTGACTCCATGCCGACGCGACGTTGCGACGCGCGTAATAACCGCTGCGAACTCGCCGCCCTGCGTGGCCTGCCTTCCAATGAACACACGCCGCCCGATATGCTGCCGCCAAGTCTGCAGCGCAGCCTTTCGGGTCGCAGACTGTGTTGATAGGTCAACGTGCTGTAGGTGCCATGCTAAGTCTGATTCCATCGACATCGGCTACTTGCCCGCCTTCCTGCGGTCGGATCGGACTTTCGATTTCTTCGCCCACTGGATCGCGTACCTAAGTTCCTGACGGAAGATAGGAGTGATTCTTTCGCGCACGCCGATAGCCGCAGGTCGCAGGAACGGCTTAGGGTCGATGCCCCGCTTCTTGCTTCCGAATTCGACCATTGGGGCGTAGTAGGGCATGCTGCCGAACTTCTTGCTGTCGACGTGCACTTGGAAGCCTACCCTAGTTCGTGATCGCTTTAGCGCCTTACGCTTGATCGCTCTTCGCAGCGTGCCGGATTTGCGCTGGTCCCGTGCTGGGTTCTTCTTCTTCGTAGAATTGTAGCCGTACTTATATCGCCCTTTAGGGGCTAGCGCGCGTGCTGCAGCAACGATGCGGTCGGCGACGTTAGAAAGCGCTTTACGTGCTGCCTTCTTCTGCCAGAATGAATCAAGAGCTTCCATGCGTGCGACGAGTTCTTCAGCGCCGCTCAGGTCAATAGAAAAGTCTGACTTCTTGCCGTGGAAGCCCTTGATGATTAATTCACTCTTCACGATGCACAGCCTTAACCAGTAGTTCCTGCCGAAGTCCGTCGGGGTCAACAACTTCTTCGATGTGCCAGACTTGCCCGCTGTGCAGCAGTCGTAGCTGGGTCGTTATCTCCGCTGCGTAGCGGCAGCGTAGCTGGAATGAAGACAACGTACTGATGCCTTCGCCTTCGACAGACTCAGGGCTTGGCAGCCCCCGCTTCTCAAAGTGTATCCGCCGTACATCCATCCAGATATCCGGCGTGCTGTTCACGTCGCCAAAGTTGACTCGCCTTTGTAGGACGCCCGAGTGCCTGAGCTTACCTGCCGCTATAGCCACGTGCCACCAGCCCTTCCGGTCTTAAGTTGGGCGACCAGCCCGTTTAGGCTATGCTGCACCGGCTTCGGCGGCGGTCCCGGGGAAAGCCCTTCGCGATTGTCATACCAGTGCGCGACCAATAGCCGCATGGCGTGCCGCACTGTTGCCGGCAGCGCTGAAGCGTCAGCGCCGATGCCTGCTGTATAGTCAATGGTGATGGCATCATGCCTATCGTAAATGTTTGGCCATGATGTGTCCTGGTCAAGCAATATCCGGCTACGAACGTTGCCGTCAGACTTAAGTAGGTAGCTCGTAAAAGTCTGCGAAGCGTCGTCTTCGTCGTAATAAGCAAACGAAGTCACAGCAGATACTGGTGGATGCGCAAGCGTTATTGCTACATCGTTCGGCCAGGACTGCATGATCGACCGATAGGAAGTAGTTGTGAAAGTTAATTCCGTTAGCGCTTGAAGGTACTCGTGCGCAGCCTTGATCAAGTCGACAATCGCGGCGTCGTCTTCGCTGTGATCGACCCGCAAGTGCTGCTTCGCATCGTGCAGTTCCAACGCCCATCTAGTGGGCGATGTAACCACCGACACACTAGGAATCAGTAACGCGCTTTTCACGTTTTGCCACCCTTGGCTTCTGGGTTTTTACTTTCGCTTCATTCTCGGCAGCCTTCTTGCGCTGCTCTGCGAACTCTTGTTCGGTAGCTTCAACGGCAAGCCCTTGCTCAACCATCACCGGAACGTGGTCGAAAGGTACTTCGTAGATGTGCCCCACCTTCAGCTTGCGAACAGTAATCCACGGCTCAGGCTTCAGGGCTTTCACGTACTTCATTTGTATGATCCATAAGTAAAAACAAAAAAGCTTTGGGCCCAGCCGTTAGGCCGGGCCCAAAGCGAAACAACTAGCCTACACGGGCTGGTCTGCCCACTTGACGGCTGCTGTGTTTAGCAGTCGCCCGCCAAACCGCTGTAGCGCAACAAAGCCTACGTGGCCAGTTGCGGCGTACAACTCATCAAGACGAACAAGCGAAAAGCTCGGGCCGACTTCCCGAATGACGTACTGGTTGAAATCGCCGAATATCAAAGTCTTAGCACTGCTACCAGCGCCGGCAATGTCGGCATTGATAACAACGGGGTGGCCGTCGAACAAATCAGGGTCAACACCGGGCATCAGGCTGGGAAGCCAGATAGGCCGGCTTTGGTCGTCCTGAATCTGCTTTAGGTATCCAAGCTGCGTATCGTTGCACATGAACGCCGCCTGCGGTGACCTACGGTATTCGCTGTTGACCGAATGTTTTAAGTCGATCAAGTGCGCGTACGTGTAAGTATTCGCGGTTGTCAACGTAACGGTGCTGTCCGTAGCGTCAGTAACCACGCCGTAAGGCTGGCCGGAACCAGTCCCCGTCGTTAAGTGAGCATTGACGCCGCGAGCAAATCGCGGGCCGATCAACTCGGAAATCAACGTAGGAATGTCTGTTGACGAATCCTGCATCAACTCAACGGACACCTGCTGGACACCAGAGCTGTACTTGTGTACATCAATGGTCTTTTCCGCGAAGGTCATATCGGAAACAGCAATGCTGCTCGCTTCCGACACAACCGTAGCGCTTACGCCGGTATCATCAATTGTCGGATACGAAAGAGTGACGCCCGTCTCGGTATTCACTCGACGTGAAACTTCGAACATACCACCATAGCTGGCAAGCGCAACTTCGATGCCCATCTTAATTTCATGCAGAACTAAGTGGCCACCTTCCGTATCCGTTCCAACAATCTGGTCTGCAGTTCCACGACTTTCAAGCCTGCGGTTCCGCAGTTCTTCGTGGGCTTTAATAGCTTCCTTGCGATTGCGTGGCGTGCGGTAAGCCGGGCCCACTGCGCCAAGCTCAAGCACGCGTGGCATTGGTTTGCCGCTCACGGGCGACAAAAACCAATCACGAAGCGTAAAGCCTTCTTCAGTGCGCCGGGCTGGCTGCGCCTTCGGCTTCGGGTCGGGAAGCTGCAGGCTGTCTTCGCCGAATCCTTCGGCTTCAGACTTCGCCGTTTCGTAGTCGTAGGCTGCCTTGCGCTGCTTGTCAAGCGCGTCAATGTCAGCTTTATACTTCGCGTAAGATTCGCTTTCTTCAGCCGACATTGCATCGCGGCCTTCGCTCTGCGGCTTAGCCAGCAGGTCTTTCACGTTGTCCACCAGCTTCTCTCGCTGCTCTGAGAGTTCCTTAAACGTTGCCATTATTCTGTACCCTGTAGTTTGCGTGTAAAATTAAAACGAAATGTGCAGCACTTGGGCTGCTGGCAGCGCTTGGGCTGCCATGTGTCATAACCCCCAGACTTCAATCTGCGCCTGAACCAAACTAACATTAACGCCTGTAGATTTAGCCCAGTTGGCGTGCTCGCTGCGGGCAGCCTGAAGTGCTGTAGGTGTGTGCTCGTAAGCGGGGAACGTAACGACAGAAACGTCAAATAGTTCCGCTTCGTGTAACTCCCGCACGTCAACGCCGTCTTCCGTGTGCCATTCGCTCTTGCCGACGATAAATCCGGCAGAGCTTCCGGAAACGTCGCCACGCTCTAAGTGTGCGGCAACGTCGCGGGCGATACTGGTTGTCCCAAGGTCGCACTCATACTCCAGCCCGTCAGCTGTCTCGAACACCCTGACCGTGCCTGCGGTGGATCGTCCAAGTACAAGGCTGGAATCGTGGTTGAATAAACAACGAACGTCGGCCCGTCCTGAAAGCGCGGATGCGAAGACGCCCGGCATGTAGCGTTCGTACGCTCCATCCCAAAGTTCATACTGCGTGCCTTCAACGCCCGGCTTGTATCGTGGGGCAACTAGTCCGCGTACCATAGCCTGCCCGTCTTCGCGCTGGGTGACTGATACTTTACCGGCAAGCGATTGCCTGATCTCTTTATGTCGGACGGTCATTCTATACCTTTCATGATTTCTTGCAC